ACGTTGCCGGAGGACAATACCAACTGATTGCTGTTGACATTCAGCCCATTGGGCGCAGACACCGCTGTCCCGTTGATCGTCAGCGTGTCAGCACTTGCGTCACCGAGTGTGGTGTTGCCACTGAATGATACAGATGGACATGAAACAGATATTGAGTTTGTAAATACTAATGATGTAGCGTCTGGAAAATTTACTGGACTACCATATATAGTCATTGAAGATCCAGTAACACCAATAGATATAATTCTATTGTATGATATCCATGCAGTACCATCCCACTGCCAAGACTTACCATTGGCCGTGTATACTTGTCCTATTGTTGGACTTGAAGGAAAATCTAATGCAGCCATTAATCACTCCATTAAGAGTTTGTCAAAGTTGTAACAGCATCAACCCATTGTGATGTTGTTCCATCATTATAATAAACACACAATGTCCCGCGTGTGCTGTCCCACCAAAATGGGTATGTCGATGTATCTACAGGAGGCACATCACTCATCCATATTGATCCTGTTACACCTGTAGGCCCAGTTGCTCCAGTGGGGCCTGTAAGCCCTATTGGACCAGTTGGGCCTATTGGACCAGTTGGACCAAGTTGGGTGTACATAACCTCAACTACTGTTAATATTATACCAGGGGAGTCTGGTGCGGCACCATCAGGTATTGTTTCTATTGATAATCCAGTATTTGTTCCTGACCAAAATATCTGGACATAGTCTCCACCTCCTTCTGCAGAAGTTGCTACAAAATTAACAGTCCCAATTAACTTACCATTTGCACCACCATGCGTTTCAGGTATATCAAAGATGCTTGCTGAATATGGGTAATCAACTTCGTTATATCTGAGCCATACAGTTGCTGCCTGTATTTGCGTGTCTGTGTTAAGGAATTGAATTGAGAATGTAAATGAATATGTAGCTTGTTGTGAAAATGTTATTTTATTCCCGTCAACAATTGTAATTCCATTATATTCATTTGTTGTATTTATATTCACCACTTGTGGTGTCGCAACAGCCAAAAGTGGCTGACTAGTAGTATCGCAGAATGATCCATAATAACCATATGCGCCACCAACACCCGCGGGGCCAGTTGCCCCTACAGCCCCTTCTGGGCCTGTTGCTCCTGTTAATCCGGATGGCCCTACTGCTCCAGTATCTCCTGTCAGACCTGTTGGGCCAATTGGGCCGATTGGTCCAGTTGCACCAATCTCTCCTTGAACACCTTGAATACCTTGTATACCTTGAGGGCCAGTTGCACCAACCTCGCCTTGAGGACCAGTTGCACCTGTGTCTCCTTGTATTCCTTGGATTCCTTGGATTCCTTGTATACCAGTAGCTCCTGTTGGGCCTACAGGGCCTACAGGGCCAGTAACACCTATTGGGCCAGTGGGCCCAACTATTTGGCCAGCATCATACCATTCTGATCCATTCCATATAAATAGATTTCCTAGATCAGTTACAATCCATGCATCATTAGGATTATTACCAGTTGCAGGTAAATCAGCCTGTGTGGGAACTTCCCCTTTAAGGGTAATTGAAACACCCGCTGGGCCTGTGACTCCAGTTGGACCTGTCTGTCCAGCTTCTCCAATTGGGCCTGATGGACCAGTTACTCCAACTTCTCCCTGAATGCCTTGTGGACCTACAGGCCCTGTTACACCCTGTATTCCTGTTGGCCCTATTTCGCCTTGTGGGCCTGTTTGGCCAATAGGGCCAGTTGGCCCTATATCTCCAGTAGGTCCTATTGCACCAGTAGGCCCAGGTTCGCCTTGGGGCCCAGTAGGGCCAGTAACACCTTCTGGACCAGAAGGACCAGATGGCCCAGAGGGGCCTGAAGGACCAGTGGGGCCAGGCGGCCCTTGTAGTATGTCTCCAAACTCAACAATTATTTGCGGCTTCTGTACAATGTTTAGATTAGACATTTAAACACCGCCCAATATAATAGTAGGCTGTGGGCCTGTTACATGCTTAACAACCTGTACTATAAAAGTTGGTATGTAAAGAATATTTCCGCTATAATCAAATCTTATATCACAGTACAAAGTTCCAATTGGCCACTGTTCTGTATGCTCAGCACTCTTGAAAAGAAGTAATGGCCACTTAGTTGATGGCTCAACAGGAGCATTGAGAGTGACATCAAGAGCTTCAACTAAAACTCCAGCATTATTTCTAATTTCAGAGGTAGCAGTCCAAACGCCATCAGGCAATGATGCATAACCCGCTTGTGAGAAAGTTGCGCCCTGCTTTATATAAATTGTTGGTGTTGGTATCGCCATATTAATATCCCCATGCAACCCAATTGGCTGATGTGACACCTCTTACTTGAGGAGTTGTTGTTGAAACAATACCATTCAGAAATGCATATGGGGCAAAGATTTTGATCTTATCATTTGTGCTACCTTGCCCAATGGCATAAGGTACACACCCATTGCCAACATCTGAAACAACACCGCCAATATATGTAATTGGCCAAGGTATGGAAAGATTAACATTGACAACTGCTGATCCAGCAGGAATGTTGGCAATTCCGCCCCATTGTATGATTAACCCATTTGCTATTTTCTGATAACCTTGTTGCTGCAAAGCTGCTGAAAAGTCAGCATAAAATGTCTTTGCATCAATCTGCTGTTGTACAGAATATTGTACGCCAGAAAGATAGCCCACTTCCGCTGAAGTTGCAGTGCTGGTACTTAGATTGCCTGAAGAATCAGTTATAACTGCCCTAGACTGATTTAGCAGAGCTTGTTTCTGCATGCCAAGCGGGTTGTATAGTCTCCAAGTAGAATCATAAGAATTATACACACAGCATATTGGCGTATTTGCAGGGAGCTGTCCAGAAACTAAATTCGATCCATCTGCATTTCTTATATTTCTGGCACCAAGCCCATTAAGATTAAGAGTTGGTGATAAACTGCTATTTGAATTCAAAGTCCAGAATATACACATCATACCTGTGTAATATGCAGTTTCATGCTGTGGCGTATTTACAACATATGCATTAATTGCACCAGTGTCTATTCCTGAAAATGGCTGCACAAATTGGTTATATGTAGCAGCAGTCGCTTCATTCGCGCATAGATCATTAACATTCCAAGAACGTGCAACTGTTCCTTCTCTACCCCTTGCAACTGTAAGAGAATCAGATGATCTTGATGTCACGTGCACAATTTCAATATCTGTATTAGGTGAAGCAGCACTGGTTATTGTCAATCTAAAAAATTGATCACCAGTTGGGCTTGGAAAGCTGCTTCCAGTTCCTGGTGCAATATTTATAGTTGTTGCACCTGCATCTATAGAATTTGCTAGCGTACTATAAGCATTATTGGCATATAATTCAATAGTTGTTGCCATAAATATCCCTTATGTGTTAATTGTTACATTATATGCAAATCTAAATGGTAAACACAATATCCCTCCTTCCACTGCAAGTTGAAAATAATTAGCAACTGGATTTATCGCATTATTAACAACAATATTGCAAGTTGTTAGAGGTGTTGTACCATTATCAAATGTTACACTTATATCTGGTGTAAATGGCGCTGATGCATCAGCACCTTCTATGCCAGCTAGGAATCTATATATCCTTCTTTTCAGCCAAGGTATCGAGAAGTCAAAACCATCACCTTTATAAAACCACCACGTTAAAACCTTTTTATAGATTTCATCTGGGGTATTATAGTTTACAGAAGTTTTGTACACTTGAGTAGAGCCAATTGCAGAGGCTATATTCGGAGTTGGTATTTGTGCAGACCCGCGATGCTTTACAGCAGCTATTTGGCCAAATGTTGCATCAATAGATTCTGATTGAAATACCGGCCTTTGAACTCCATAAATGCCTTCGCCTGCCCAATCAAGAAGATCACCACTCAATCCTGTATATATAGGAAGATTGATATTATTGAACCAATCAAGATAATCTTGTGCCAAACTATTGTATGCATCAATTAATGCAGGGAGATCCTGATCATTCTGATACTGAAAATACAAATAACTTGGCAATATACCAGTTACATTAGTTACAGAAGTTGGAAGCATATCAACCTCTTACAGTTGTTATATCTTCAGAGCCAGCATAGAAATAGCCTTCTTGATCACCAAGAACAATTCCAGTATCAGTTTCTGGAGGAATTATAAAACCGTCAATATATACAAGAACTTCAATATTAATCACATATGCAGGAGGCAGCACGCTTTTAATTGACTCTTGGAAAACATATTGGATCTCATATATATTTATTGGTTGCCCAGGTCCAAGCCCATTAATATAGTCTGCTATTGGTTGTGAGCAAAGAGAGTTTATCGTCTCATTGCTTATCAAATTTGTATTGTTTGTATTCCATGTAATCTGAACTCCTGCAAGTTGCTGTACTGGAATGATAAACGTCAGCACATATGAATCTGGAACATCATATATTGTAACATCAACAGTTGTTCCGCCAGCCGTGGCACCACCTAAGATACCAGGGTCACCACAAGATTGCCATATTGCATATGCAACTTCTTGGGGATCTCCACCTTTAACTATCACCTTCCAAGTATCTGACCTTTGTTGAACAGATACCAAATGGCTGACAACTCCTGATACATTTTTAATATAAGTTTTAATTGCCTGAGCCATGCCGGTTGCAGCAATTTTACCAGCATCCATCACTGCCTTTCTATACTCCTCAGGCGTTTGCGCCTCTTGAGGAGGAATTCCGACTGCCGGGTTATTAACACTTATTATAACTCCGCTTGGGATGGAAGAAACGATATTTATTACAGTATTAGCTGGAACACTCCATGTCCCGCTGACAGAGGCAATGCAATATACCTGTTCGCTATATCCCAGAGAGTTTATGACAGTTGAGCTCTGTGTAACATATTGGTAACTTCCATCTGATACAATTACACCAGCATCAATAACATATCCAGGAGTACCAGAAAACACAACATTAACACTAACATTATCTGCTTGAGATTGGCTAACTCCATATATCCTGCCAAGCTGATTTAGCATAAATAGATTTGCACCATAAGGTGAAATGCTATTTATTGTTTCAACTCTTGCTTGATCTATAATTGTAAGTGCGCCAACATCAGTTGATACAATATCTTCAATTAGTGTGCCAGGCAGATTTGTAGTTAGCCCTGGATTTGAAGCAGTAGCAATATCAACTAGCTGATCGCGGAGAACAGCAGGTGATGTTGCAACAGCGCCACTTTCACTCATTATCACTGGTATAGACATAATTAAATTGGAATTGTAAGAGATATTGAAGAGCCAGCCTGAGTTATAATCCCAACATTATATACAGGTGTTGGAGATCCATATTCATTTACAGCGTTAACTTTCTGAACTCTAAGCATTGCAAAAAATGAAGCATATCTTTGTTGCATCAATGAAACATTCAAATCAGGAAATAGCTGATTTAACACTGATTGGATAGCTGGAATGCCATAGTCTGCATAAAATGGAGATTCATTTGTCTGTAGTTGGAGAACTTGTGCAAATGCAGTTACATATACTCCATCATTGAATCCAGAGGAATCAGTAGACACCTCTTTCCAGACATAATCCCCATTAATGTCATATTCTCTTCCCCACACTCTCATTAGTTTACCCCTCCAGTATTTCCCGCTCCTGGCTCTACTCCAGAGTGAGTGTGTGCCATATACTCTTCTCCATTTATTATCAGCGTACCAGTAACCTTCACCTCGCCATTTGATATTTCAATGCTTGAATCTCCATTAACCATTTTTGCCATTGTTTGGCTTATAATTAATGTGCTGTGAGTTTCTTCATTGGAATAATCAAATAACACTACACCGTCAGGCCCATATATAACTGTAGCATTTGGATTTGGCGTTTCAAATTTATTCCTATTCATAATAGGAGCAAACATGAGCACAGTATTCAAATTTGATGATGGTGAAAAATCAGGTTGCCTAGATTTGCCGCCAGATATTGATATAAGATCAGTATCTGCTGAAATAGTTACGCCTGGATCACCTACTTGTATTGGGTACCTAATATACTCCCAACACATAACAGGTATTGTTATCTGAGGTAGATTAAATGGAGTGTTTTCAACTTCAAAATTAACAGTAACTAACCCCTTAACATTATCAACTTCGACAACAGTGCAAGGAATCTGAAATCCATCCCGCTGTTGCGCTGCATCTATACGATAGTCAACAATTGATACTAGATTCTCAGCAACTGGAAACCTCTTTGAAAAATCCATTATGGCAACACCTGCATAACTGAATCTTCTTGATTGTAGTACAAGATGCTATTGAAATATCCATATAGCATATTAATGTTATAGTCACTACTAATCAGCGCAGTATTCAGAATTATATTGCCAGATGAATCATAAATAGCAATATACAATCTCTGTGAAAAAGCCATCCAATAAATTGATGCACTATATGAATTGTCATCAAGTTGCAGATTATATTGCTGGGCCTTTTGGCTTTGCTGCTGCACTACATAATTAGTCATTATTGGTAACCAAATACATTCTGTGATGCTTTCTGCATGACTCCGCTCCAGTTTAGTGACCCACTAGCATCAGGAAGAAAAGTGCCTCCATCAGTGAGTAAACTAGTAGCAGCGTTTTCAACAGTATTGAATCCTGGAAAAGTTAGAAGAGGCTGAACAAAATCCCATTGATATGCCCATTGTGATTGATTTGTTTCATCAGTTGAAACATCAGATATTTGCGTCAGCAAACAATTGGTGTATATCCATGAAGGTGTAACAACTATATAAGTTCCGCCTAAATTTGTATGAACATCAAGCATGGATTTCATAGCGGACATAGTAGCCAGCTTTGTTGGAAACGGAGTTCCTTGTCCAGCTGGAGCCACCATTAACATGGATACATTTAGAGGCTGCTGGATCTGTGCATTAGCAGCAATCTGCTGCGTAAAGAATGGGTACATCGCAACTTCATTCTTTATAAGAGTGCTTCCAGGGACTGGTCTAAAATTAGCAAAATACTGACTTGGCATCTCGCCAGTTGTCGCCAAAGATGCAATCTCTCTTAAACCTACTGCTTCTGTAATGGCGATAATTGGCATATACCCGCCAATAGAATTCGCAATTCCATTGGTCAATATAATTGGGCTTGCTTGATTGGCAAGAGAGAAAATCTCAGAAGTTGCTGATGAGACAAGGCTGCTAAAACTCATGCTTTTATAACACCAACTGAAGTTAAATAAGTTGCCCATCCCTGGGCTGAGTCATCCCTGAACTTTCCAATATGCCTGACTTGCTTGATTCTTAATTCTGCAGTAGATGCAGTTAATGGCTTATCCTGTGCGCCAGCAACTGATCCTACATTTTTGGAAATAAGAGTGCTTATGTTTGGGAACTTGACTGATAATGGCATCAGCAAATCTGCCCTCAGCGGATGTATTGATTGCACATCCAGGCCTTGTGGGGAGTATATTGATGGCTGTCCAATAAAATCTTCAACCTTTAATTGAACTATAGAGCTATTGGAATAATCATCAAAAATAAGAACTGTATCAAATGATTTAAAAATCATATTGACGCCATTATATTTTTGAATCTGTCCACTTATAGGTGGATTGACAATCTTTGTTGTGAGTCTTTTTAAATATTTGCTAAAATCAGCAAAGGTGGTGTGCTGATTAGTTATTGCGCTATCTGTATTATTTTTAATTCTTGGATCTACATCACCAATTAATTTAAGTCCAAGAGGTGATGATAATGTTTCTTTAACAGCATCAATAAATGATTGGCCAATCTGCCAATTAAACAAATAATTTTTAGGGCTGTTTGGAACACCAGTATCAGGTAAACCAATATCAGGATTACCAACAACAGTAGGAACAATTATGAAGTCCATAACCATTTCAGTGCCCATATAGTTAGGGATACACGCTTGTACATATCCAAAACCTATAGAGCCAGATTGCTGCTGATTTGCTAATTTAAACCCATTAAAGCCATTGTTTATAAAACCGCCAAAGATTTCAACCTTGGTCCATTGATATGCTCTTGCTTGCTGACATATTTCAAGCGGGACATTTCTTATGCGAAGGTGAGTTGCTGGGCCTATATAATGGCCCATTGCATTTACAATATCAAATTCAACTTCTAGTGCGCCTGGGTTTGGCATACCAAACTGATCAAGACTAGTATATACATATGGAATACGGCTATTGTATCCAGAGTATATAGTTCTAGTGAATTTGATTGTATACCATCGCATTAGTAGCCAAAGCCCCCGCCAAAGAGTGAACCAGCAGTCCTCATGCTCTGGACCATGATATTTGATTGGTTATCGCTTTTTATTTTGATGTCTACATTAGCATTTCTAGGAACACTACGAATTACCGTACCGGGGGACGTAGAATCGTCTAGATTAGACGATAAATTATTCCCTAGGCCCTTACCCCTATCGCCTCTTTCCTTACGATCTCGGAGGTTTTCTAGGACTCTCCCTTTTCTCAGAGAAGGGGGAGTATCCTTGTATGGAGGTGTTCCGTGCCAACCTTCAGATGAATCCAAAGGATCAGATTTATTTCCGCTACCTTTAATGTGTTGTTTTACTGCATCAGCAAGCATCTTGCCAACACGCTTCTTTTCAGCACCTTCTGGCAAGCTATTATAAATATCACGAAGATTATCAATATCTTCACTTGTTATTTCTGATTGCTGCAATCCAGAGAATTCAGATGGCTTGGCAGATTCAAATCTTTTGCCCATTTTGATTTTTGGCTTTGACGGCCAAATATCATAATCAAGACCTTTGTTCAAACTTCCTGGTACATCAGGTGGTAACCCGCTGAGTGCGCCCTCATTTGCACTAGACTCATCAATAAGGTGGAATTTAATCATCCACTCCTTTATTGCTCTGAACACTTCTTCAGCATCACTAGCTGCTTTTCTAATATCATCAAATGATGGGATCAAATCTTTTAAAGATTTACCAAATTCAAGGGCGCTTGAAAAGGCAGCATCCATTTTTTCAGTTGCTTCAGGGAATTTATTTTGAGCCCACTCATGGACGAAATCCCACGCCTCTTTTGCTCTGTCTAGCGTGTATTCCCCAAGATCCTTTGCATCTCTTTTCAGGATTTCAAAAAATTCTTCCTTGCTTTCTGACTGGAATAATTCATTAATCCTATTGATAAATTCAACAACACCTTCAAGTGCAGAGTCAATGGCATTTGCACCACCACCCTTTTCAAACCCCTTCTTAACAGTATTGATAAGATTTTCAACAGGAAGCAATAGCCTAGTCATCTTGTTCTGGATAGCAGTCTCTGCCCCTGCCATACCAATAGCACGCTCTGTTTCAAAATGACGCCATGCTTCTGGATCTTTTAGCTTGGATGAGGATTCATATCTGCTACTAGTGTCTCTTATTTCTGAGTATTCTTTTTCAGACAGATTGCCTATTCTAAGCATATCCTGAACACTAAAGAACTGGCCTAAGCCAGTTGCACCTAGTGTCATTTCATTTGCTCCCCACCTTGGGTTCCTGGCATAATTTCTTGCCAGGTCAGTCATCTTCCAGGTGAGTTCTTCAGTAGACATAGACCTTGCTTCTTGCTGCGATATACCAGCAGTTGCAAGACCTAATGAGAATGGAGCAGCCCTAGCAGAAGCAATTCCTGAAAGTACATTTCCAGGGTCTGCTAATCTTCCATATGTAGCATTAAGTCTAAATATATCATTAGGGTTGATACCAACGGCATTGCTAAAGAATGAACGCTGTGTTATTGCTTGGCTAGAGCCAATCATCCCTTCAAATGAGAACATGTCAACAAACTTTTGAAGAACGCCTGCAGGACTTGTCATCTTCATCAGTAGGTTGCCAAAGCTATTCAGCCCTTTAATAGCAAGGTTGAGTGCCATGTTAGCCACATCCCCAACCATTCCAACACCCGCGCCAAGAATGGATGTGGTTCCTTTCCATGCTGCACTTGAAACAGAAGATCCTATATTCCACATATAGGATGGGCCATCATCTCTATTCCCTCCATTATTTGGAGGGTGACCTCCTGGTTGCCACCCCCTATAGTATCCAGGATTGATATAATTATTGCCACCACCTCCGCCTGCTGCTGCAGCATTAGGAGTATAGCCTGCATTGAATCCACCAGGGCCAGATGGCGTTGATGATCCTCCCATGATATAAGCAGGATTCCAATTTGATCCGCTGAACTGACCACCAGTTGGTTTTACTGTGTCATCAATTCTGCCAGTATTATGAGAGGATGATTTAAAGTATCCGCTGAGGCCGTGGACATCACGAGCAGCCTTTTCAATGGCCTCTGCACCTTTTACTTCAATTTCAAGAATGCTTCTTATACTGCTCATTAAAGAATCTCAATCTAAAATTATCGATTATTTCAGAACAGATGTGTCCATATTTCCAGTAGGTTCTTCCGTGTTCGCAGTCGTCAAAGAAGCGATCACTTCCGAAACACTCAACGATGTAAGCTCCAAGCTCATCGCTGGCAGAATCCCCGATAACCACGTTTTCATCATCGAGGGGAAGGTATGACGTGATAGTATAATAAAAAAAACGATACGATTAATGACCTCATCTTTAAGATCATTAGATATAGAACTTTCTGCCAGCATCTTTGGTTGTCCACCAGTAACTACAAAAGTTGCTGATGCTATGCTGGACAGAAAGTCCTGAATATCATTTTTCTTGTTGTATGTTTCTGCAGAGTTCAGTAATATCTTTTTAGAATAAAACATAGTTGCAGCCATACTTCTCCCGCTTGTCATCTCTTCATACGCATCACGGAATACCTTCCAATTAGCTTCAAAAGCAGCGGAAGATACAGGTGTAGAATGAACAACAAACGGGTTGCCATCCTCATCCGTGAGGTGCATGACCATGTTCAAGTCAGGATTGAATCGCATTAAAGACTCCAGAGATCATTCGAGATGTTGTAATAACCAGCAAACACAACAGCAAAATCCGCTTGCCTGCCAGCCAGGCTAATCTCCTGCCAGTTAACAATAGTTGCATTGTTAAGTGTGAATGGATCCATAACATCAGTATCAGGAGTGATAGTGATGTTTCCAAGCCCAGGAGAATTTTTAATCTGAGAGATATATGCAGATGATAGAGCCAGCGATTTAAGAACCATTGCCCTAACTTGGATGATCTGATAAGGCTCTTCAGAATTTACAGTAGATGCCATTCCCTGAATAACAGTGGTAACAGCAGTCTGAGGTGTAATAATAATACCTTCAGCACCTAGGTATGGAGCAGTGATATTAAGAGATGAATTTGAAGGCACTAGAATAGTGCCTCTAATCCTGTTAATATTGCCAGGAATCAAATTAGGATTGGTAGGCATTTTCTACTCCTTTATGCAAATTGGGTAACATTAAGATTAAAGACAATCTGCTCAAAGCCATACTGAGGAACGTATGCAGCCTGCAGACCGCCATAAAGCCCATTAGCATAATCAGAAGGATTCTGACCAGTATACAGGCTAAATGGGACAGCATTGATAACAAAGTTCCCTCTATATTTGCCAGTGCTCACATTAGTGGCAAATACATTAGGATCAAGTGCAGTAACAATTACCTGGCCAAGAGCAAGGCCAGTTGAGATCGCTCTATTGGCAGTATTGACTGCAACCTGCTGCAAGAAATTAATGCCATCCTGATTGTAGTACAGAGGGGATAGCGGGTTATTGCTACCATTGATTACAGCATTTGCAATATCTTGATTAAGATGAATCTGAATCCAGTCAATGCTAAACGCAACATTCGATGGCGTTCCATCAAGATTCTTACCAGGAACAAGAATTGTGTTAGTGATGCCGCCTTCCGCGCCAGTGGTGACAAAATTAATATTGCCATCAACAAACAGGTTAATCTGCTGTTGCGATAGAGGCTTATAAGCAGTTACTCCGTCAAGGAATGTATATTGACTTGGCGGAAGTTTGTTAGTAGGTGTTGGATCAAATGCGGTAATATACTGGAAGAATGATGCGACATCAAGCTCAGTTGCAGGATCTGCATCAGGAGACTGAATCATGAGGAATGTGTTCCTCAAGGTATCATAACCAGCCCAGCTTTGGTAAGTGGATGATCTTACAGGCATATAGAATTTAAGAAGTGCTGTAAGGGAATTATGCCCAAGAAGGAATGTGTATCCTTCTGCTGCATCTTCATCCATGCCAGTAAGAAAACACCAATTGTAAATAGTTTCAGGATTTTGGTCCAGATACACTTCTACAAAAGCATATACATCCGCTGGGACAACAGTATTGGTTTCATAAATGTAATAGCCAACCTGAGTGTTCCCTTGCGCCCACCACGTCTGATCAAATGCTTTGATGTAAATCTGATTACCAATTAGCAGAGATCCAAGAACAGAAGATGCGCCAGGATCATCTGAAAGGGAATAATTCAGAGTATTGTCATTGTATGACGTTGCAGTAAAAGTACCATTGTAGCCAGTGGGAGTCATCCCTTTGACTTCAACAGTAGTTGTCTGCCCAATAGGAATTCCATGATTGTTAGTAGTGGTTACACTAACAACACCTGCAGTCCATGAAATGGAAGAGATGTCATAATCAGGAGTGATATAAAGATCAAGATCCGAAGGAGATGCAATATATTGAGTAAATCCAGTCGGCACTTCAGTGCCGCCCATTGAGACAACTGCCGCAGTCTGCTGCAGCTTATTAGGCTCAGGCGCAATAGTCTGAGAGACATTAAGCCTGACAATCTGATTGTAGTAATTATTGGCCATTTTATACCTCTTGCGTTAAATGGCAGTTACGGAACATTTTCCATCAGGGATACAGGCAGAACACTCTCAATATACTCAAGAGCATAATTATACACTGCGTGCTGATTATAGCTAATATCTAATTCAACAAATTTCTGCTGTGCGATAGTATTCAATTCTGATTGAATGTGCTTACCATCAGCCACTCTTATGCCATCGCCTATTATACCAAAACATCCATTCTTCCATGATTGGGCAATGATGTATTGCACATAATTCTGAATATCAGTATTGTTCAATCCATACACAACTAATTGAACACTATCCTGCATCAATTGCCAAGTTCCTTCTGCATTATACAAAGGTATCGGTTGAAGAATTGATGTAGAGGTCTCATCAATGTGACAAGCTATATATGGAGGATGTACATTTTCAGGGACAAGATAAGAAGGATATATTGCTGCATATTGGTTCAGTGAAATCCAAATAGGCAAGCTATTTGAAACAATTATATCCTTGCTATTAAGAATGTCAAGGCTATCAACAATCTGACTCATCATCTGAGGATAGACTGCTTGACCTTCATAGTGCCATAGATTGGCTTGCTGATAATAATTTTTATGACTAGAAAAGCTGAATAATAAATTTTGGAATTCACCAAGATACATATATTCAGGCTGTAAGATGTTAAAATCAGCTATCTGTGTACCAGTAGTGAAAATAACATTTTGATATGCTATAGTGCTGGATAACTCTTGTTTTTGATCTGAATAATAATGAAATGATCCAGCTACATCAAGAATTGGATTGACTTCATTTTCATCAAGTAGAGAAGCAAGAACCCAAAATACAAAGCCGTCATAAGGGAGAATGACTCTTTTGTATTTTTTGAATGTGACAACTTGCTCTTGGCTAATTATGCCAAGGCCAGACTTTAATACAGCCTCTAATGAGCTATCTGGAATGCCTTGATTAAAAGTTGTCATTTACGCAGTACTATTTGAAGTGATCTTCTATACAATCCAGTATCAACAAAACTTGGTCTAGGATAATGCTTTCTTTTAATCTTTCCCTTTCTTGTCAAAGATCGCTTTGTAGGAACACCAGCAATCTTATTATCAAATTTTTTGTTAGTTAATGCGTATTGAAATAATTTAGTAGATTTTTCAAGACCCATAACCTTTGGGTAAGGCTTCTTCCTCATGGAGTAAAACAAAAGCACTTCTTGAACTTCCTTAGCAATTGCATCAGCATACATATTGCTAAATAATTCAACTATGCCATAATTGTTTTCAATCCATTGAGCAACCCATTTAACAGACTTTCTATTTTTATAATATCCAGTTTTTACCTCAAAGGATATTTTCATTAAGCAATATTCAGCAAGCTCAAATTTCCAAAACTTTGCGCAATTTGCATATATGTCCTACCATATATGGTTTTCAAATTCTGCAAATTCTGCAAAGTCATATCTTTAAAGAAGTCAGGGACAAACAAATCAGTAGATGTAGATTCATCTTGTGCTCTTTCAACTACACCAGGCACTAATGCTTTAAGTTTATATTGCTGTTGGTATCTTGCAAAATAATCTTGCCCAGGCTGGTCAATAGCATAAGTAAGAAGCGTATCAGCAGCAAGATTGTACACTGCTGTTGAATATAAAAAATTTTCAGGAATTTGAGGAATAGAGCCAATCAATGGCAAGCATATATTTATTGAATAATTATATGAAAATGATATGGCCCAATTATCATCAGGAAGAATGGTATTATCAATCTGCATTATGTCGCGGATAAATGTCAAAAATCCAGCTTCTGTTGGGCCACTCATATTATCAGTCCTTTGAGGAGAATTTCTGTTTGACCAAAGGCTTGCTCTTGCGAGCAGTCTCCTTTGGAGTCATTTCAGTGATTTCAACTTCAACTGCTTTAACACCTTCATTAAGATCAGGATTCTGCTCTACAGACTTCATCACAGCAATAGCGCTGCGTTCTTTCTCAAGCTGAATTTGACGAGATACAATATCTTCATTGATCTCATCAACCATCTCATAAATATCAGCAGGCATAGGCTTTTCAGAGTACACTAGCGCAATCTTATTTCCGCTACGTTTTGCGCTCTTTGCCTCAGAGACACTAACCATGCCATATCTTTTATGGTGATCAACGACATAATTAAATACATCTTCAGATACACCATTCAGAACTTGCATCTGACTTCCAGCATCAATAGTGCGAGTAAAAATCCTTTCACCCTCAGGAACCCTCCAATTAAAATTGTGAGACTGAGTAGTTGGATTCAATACATACAAGTCCATCTTTTTACCTCATTAAAGATGATGCCCAAATAAAATGCACTGGCAGGGGTGAGGGCTTACCCTTTTCGATGCGCTACTCTAGCCAGTGCAACATGTTTTAGGCGTAAGCCATAGACAGGATAGAAATGCCCTGTGAACGGATTGCCCAGCCCGGCGTACAACGAATCTCAGAAACAGTGCTCAGTGCTCCATCAGGAAGCGGAGAGGTGATCTCTTTAGGTGCAGCCATATCAGACAGCATCAGAGTAGTTGCATCAGTGCCAGGGGTGAGAGTTGCAAAGATATTGGTGTTCGGCTTGGAGCCAACATACGGGGTCTTGATTTCCGGGATAACCAGAAGAATAGCATCCGTACCACCAGCACCCTTGCCAATAAGGGTGTCATCATAACACCACTCAACAGAGTCACCAGACCATCCAATAACTCCTTCAGTAACACCAGCAGTGGAAGTGACACCAGCACCAGGAATCTGATACTCAGTGACAGATACAACGCTATACATCCACTGGCCAAGGCAGCGCTGCGGACCAAGCACAACAACACGAGCAGCAGTCCCCATCTGATTCATACGAATCTTGGCCTGGACAATCTGCTTAGTAAGATACTGTGCCATTTCAGCAGGGCTGTAGGTAACAACAGTGGTGTTACCGCCAGTATCCGCTGGTAGGGTATCAGTGAATGCTCCAGGAGTATTCAGGAGACCTTCACCAGTGTTCTGCGGGTTAAAGCCATAAAGCAGGCCATTACGCATTCCAGTGAAAATACCCTGACGCATCGCAAGTCGATTCGCCTCAGGAAGAGCAAAGCCCCAATTATTTGCAGCAGCAATATCATGGTGATCATAAATAGTACGATTGCGCAGCAAGTAAGTAGGTGCAGAAATCTGCTGTGCACTTACAGAGCAAGAGGGAAGCTGATTTCCTGCATTCTGGTTTGCCTGATATGCAGACTTAACATTCAGACGCTTGATGTATACAGCCAGATCACCTTGTGCCATCTTGGGAGCAATAGAGCCGCCAGCTAGTGCACTAAATGCACCAGACGGCTGCTGATACTGCATGATGATTTCCGGCATAGTAAATGACGGATGGATCTGAACAAAACCATTAGTAATATTTGCCATTATTGTAACTCCTTAAATCTGAATGACAGCAACATTGGCAGTAGTATTCCAAGTTGCATAACCAGTTGCACCATCATAGGAAACAATAGCACCGTTGGTATCAACCTGAATAAGCGTTGCGGTGAATTCATCAGTGCCATTACCAGAAATGAGCTGGCCATTCACAAAATCCCAAGAAAATGCCTGAGGATTTGAGGAGCCTGCCAAGGCAATAATTGCAGCAGAACACTTAACAACAATACGGTTGTTAGTACCTTTGCGAACAAAATTAAAGCTATTTCCAGCAACTGCCGTAGGAACAGGAGACTGAGGAGTGGTAGGAACGCTGTAAGAACCATTGAATACAGTGAAGCCAGAAATCTCCGCTGCAGTGGTTGCCAGAGTCAGATTCGAGCCCATGTATCCAGCTTCAGGAGTAGCAGCAGGAGTGCCTTCAACAATAGGCAGACCACCCCAAATTACACCAGTCTCACTAGCATCAATGACACCAGCCGCAAGCTGAAAACGTCCAGCAGGATCAGATTGAAGATCACCCTGCCAGAAGCCATTGGACTGTACAGAAAAGCTATCCTGTACATTAGTAACGGCAAAAGGATTGAAAGTCGTCATTTGTATAACTCCTTAATGTTTGATTACGCCATTAAATACCGCACCAGATGAGAACTGTCCCATCCAAGCACGCGGATCACTATTGGCAGAAGGAGTGCGAACCATACGACCAGCATCATCCCGCGACTCTACCAAATGTACTCTCCCTTCTGCCATAGGCGGCGCCTTGGCATAGGCCATTGCATCTGCATAAACAGCATCTTCAATCGGGTTGAAAAGCTCAGCATCATTAATTTTGCTTATATCAACATTCTTGAAACGATCAGAGAACTTAGAGAAACGAGAAGCAAGACGCTTGCGGTATGAAATCAGCGCCTCTCCCATCATAGGAGAAATGCCAGCAGTTTCACCAAGTGCCATCGCAACAGAATCTGCACGGGCCTGTGCCTGGGCAAGAGCTTCAGTATCAGCAATCGAACGCTCTGAAGTTTTCTCATCAAGGGAAGCAATGCGTGCTTTCAAAGATGAAATTTCATCAAGCAGAGAGTCTACACGAGAATCTGCCTTTTCAGCTTCATCAGCGGAATCCGCTTTTGCATCTGCCTTTTCATCTGCATCAGCCTTCTCATCACAAGAGTCTGCATCATCCTTTACATCTTCATCTTCGGCTTTGGAATCGCCTTTGACTACATGCTTGGTTTCCTCAATCTCTTTTTCAACTTCTTTCTTTTCTGCCTTATCAAGGGCATCCAATCGATTGTTGATTTCATCATGCTTTGCATCCATACGGACTTCAAAGCCACTCAACATCTCCTGGATTTTATCCAAAATCTGCTCATCCATGTTTTTATCCTCAAGTGAATCTAAACGAATGCCGTCAGGCTCCCCTTTGTCCCATACACCATTTAAGCAAACAGCAACATGGTCTAAGTACACGGGCTTGCCTTCTACCAATAAATCCCCATGCTTTATTGCAGAGGAGCCTATCCGAACAGCTGGCGAAGTTGATAATTGCTTTTCAGCCATTAATTCCGCTGCTCTTTCGTGATATATGCGGGCTACAGTCCATACCTCATCACCTTCAATATAAGGTAGGCAGGATGTGCCAATAATCTGTTTCTGGAATGACTCTGTATCTAAAAGTTTATCTTCAGGGTGTTCCCAAATAACAGGGAGCCCATTACAGCGTTCAAGAAAATCATTCGTCAAATAATCAGCCGGGCTTTTAAAAGCAATTTCACCATTGCCTCTAACAGCTATCCCAGATCCAGTAATCCTTAAGGCGTATAGCCAAATACCATCATACTTCTGAGGGGATGGAATAGCACCATCGCGGATGTCTTTCATTACATCCAGCTCAGACCTTTCTTCTGCGTCTGGATATACTTGTTTGATTGCCTCGTGGCAACCTGGGATCATAGGGTGTGGAAGGCTTTTGCAATCAAACCATTGGGCTGCTACATGCTCATCACTTATTACAGGATCAAAATAATCATTTGCAATATATGCATGAAAATTTACCCCGCTCTGTCCGAATGAGCCAAGAAGCCTTGGATGAATAGCATTATAACCAGTTTCTTCTAATGTCTCTCTAATTGCTGCATCATAAGCAGACTCTCCTTCGTTCAAAGAGCCTCCAGCAAATCCCCAATTACTAGCAAATGATGAAGCATCTCTTCTTCTTTTAAGAAGAAGTACTTTGCCATTCTTGTGGACTAGAATGCCTGCAGCATCTGATTTATGCTCTTCAAACTTCTTGCCAACTTCCTGAGGAATGCCTACTTTTTCAGCAAACTCAGGATTATTAGCAACACCTTTCATAAGGCGCTCTTGTTCTTTAGACTGGTAAGGCATATAATTCAGACTCTGCTTTTCTACGCCTTATTAAACCTGCAAGAACTTTACCTCCTGCTTTATTCCATAGCATCATTTTAGAAGCTGCCAATTTATAATTGCCAGCTTTGTGCTCTCTAAGAGCAGATGATTTTGAAAAGGCTGATGGGCCAATGTTGTAGCACAGGCTAACAAATGCTGAAAATTGATTCTCATTCGTCGGTGCAGATCCAACAAGTTGGAATACTCGTTTTTCAAAAAAGCTCAGATCATTAGCAAGAAGCTCATCTGCTCTATCTTGGGTGATAGTCAAACCTCTATAAACATCCGCTCCTGTATGTCCATACCCAATAGTCCACACGCTAGCAGGGCATAGGTAAGCAGTAAGCTTGCACCCTTCAAACTCTTTTACAATATCTAGACCAGCTTGATTTATTTTCATAGTCTATTTGTAATAGCAGTTATTCCATCGCCATTAGTATCAGTCCCTCTTTTACCCGCCTTGTGCGGGGAAAGCTCTGATCTTCCAGGTGCATGAGGCTTCCCACGCATTCTGCTCATCCCAATACCAGCAGGCTTGTTCCCGCTCATCACTCCAGGTATGGCCTCTCCACCCATAGAAGCATTCTGCTTAGCAATAATATCACTTTCCTTGGCGATTTCTTCTGCATCTAGCTCAAGACGATTGGGGAATAGGTTCTGTGCTTCATTAAGATTGGCTGTGGTCCAATCGACAAGTCTCGCCAGATTATCTCCTGAAAGAGAAGGTGCTAGTGTATTATACACTTCTAGCACAGATGTGTATTGCTCTTTCTGCATCAGAACAAGCTCTTTCTTTGTAGGCTCAAGAGCAGCAGGCCATTTTGTTCTAAAAGAGCGTCTTGCCTTTGAGAAGAATTCCTCAAAAGACATTTTCCTATAATCTGGATCTTGTGATTTTAATGTTTCAAAATATTCTGGAGACCAAGCAACATGCTGAACTATATTATCAAAGAAGTCATAAAGCGGTTGCATGTCAAGCCGAACATCATCGATATATCCCGCGATGAGCTTGGCATCTTCAGATCCTTCACCAAACCCTTGTGCAAGAGATTCATTGGTAAGGAAGCTAGATGGCATATCTAGTGAGAGTGCAATATTCTCAAGAATATTCTTTCTTGGGACTGCATAATCTAGGCTATGCAGATCAAGAGATTGGACATCTTCGTCAGGTTGCACTGCAATTGTATTTCCAGTTTTTGCAGTTTTCAGAAGGTTCAATCTAAACTGGTTTGCCGCATGCATTATGCGATCAGAAATAGATCCAGGCTGTCTTATCTTAGCAACTAATACACCTGATTTAAGGACAACCATATTGTCCGTAATCATAGATGAAAGGAAAGACTGTAGCGGATATAGTGCCCTATTAAAGACAGAGCGTCCTACATATCCAAATGCAGAATTTGTGAAGCTGAGATATACGGGTTGTTCATAGAGCTGAATATGCGCTCTTGATTTGGCATACTGTTTACCCGCGACAGCAATAGATGAATATTTCAGGAACTGTGGATCATTAGGATCAAGAATCCCAACCATAGATCCAGCAGTATTGAGAGGATCAAATACAGAAAATTTTAAGTTTGTCCCGCTGTTTCTCAGCTCATCAGGGCTTAAAGGCTTATCAGTGTTGCCATCTTCTGGAATAACAGCTACTGATCCAACCCCATAAATCCTTGAAAGTCTGTATGTATTGGCAATATAATCATCAATTGCCATTGAGTCCCAGATCTCATTATATCTTTTTACCAGTCTCTCTGAGATGTCTTCAGTAATGATAATATCCCTCCGCTTGCCCATAGCCTTGCTAATGGGCGCATCTACAATTTTCTTGCCAAGAGGGTGATAGACATAGAGAAGCTTACAGACTTGATAGGATGGCTCTTCTCCTGGGACAAGCTGCTGGGCATTAAGAATCTGATAAAGTGGTGAGCCGTCACCAAATGTATCTGAAATGAATGATGTACTCAGATCCATTTTTAAAAACCAGTTGTGTTGCCAACACCAATAATAGTACCATAACAGAATGAATCTACTAGATCATCTGCTCTTCTGGCACCCTCTTTATCACCTATGCGAAAGCTTGCTAGTTGGGCCAGAAGGTGGTTCCTTGTTGAGCCCTTAACATTCATAGTTTTGCTATATGCACAGTCTGTCATTTTAACTAGATCACGTGCAATATAGGGTGAGGACGCAAGCGCACGTTCTGATTTACCCATTTGGGTCAGCTTTGAATCGATAGGCCATGCTGGGGCTCCTTTTGCAGCGAGATTCTGGAGGAGAATCGTCCCGCTTGCCTTGTCCTCAATAAATATGCCATTAGACCCAGCTGGTGAATTATGTCTAATAGCAAGTTCATCTAGCCTATTTACAATCCTTGGAACAAAATCTAATAACATTCCGCCATCTATTTGTTCCAAATGCCAATCAAGAACAAAAATCCGCGCTTGTCGGTCCTCGTATAAGTACCCAGGTTGTTTGCCAAAATAGACTATAGCAGTTGAATCATGTTCCTGGCCTGATTTCATTGCAGTGTCAACACATGCAAAGATATGGCCGTGAATCCTATAATCATCCGCTACAGGGCTGCCATCCACAAGAAGTTTCTCAATACCAAAGAAAACTTCTCCTGACCAACTAATAAACTCTGCCAGAAACTCTTGGCGCCAGACTAGAGGGTGGGTTGTCTGCTTTATGCGCTCAAGCTCATCTACTGGCATGTAAGGGTTAGTAGAAGTCGGTGCCTGAAATTTCCTCCAATCAGGATCTTCCGAAATCTTGTAAAACCAGTTGTCTTCAGAAATGCCATTTGGCGTGCTGAAAACAAATGCCCTACCCTTATAATCTAGGAGCGTTGGAAATATAGCCCGCTCCCAGATGGCTGTCATTGCCTCATTCTTACAGAATGCAGCCTCATCAATTAGAACACAATGATATTTGCGTCCTCTCCCACAAGCCTCATTTTCTGTTGACCAGAAATCAATCTTGCCACCTGTCGGAATCCTTATAATTCCTTCAGTTTTACTTGCTTGCGGCCCTAGAGGGAGCAATCTGTCTAAAATTTCTCTGTAAACCTCAGAGAGAAATTTGTAAGCAGGTACGAAGATACCAACATACTCTCCGCGTAGTGCATGCTCAACAGCAAGCCTTGCTAGAAAATATGTCTTACCCCACCTTCTTCCACAGCAAACATGGTTAAATCTAGTTGCATTTTCATAGATAGCAAGCTGTCCACCATGAAATCCTGGCAATGTAACAACATTACCACTAAATTTAGCCATCTAACTAGCTCATTTAACTAGCTAATTTTCACATTCACATCAGGAATGATGTTTTTACCAGTATCATCCTTAATGACAATGGTAGCATTTCCATCACCAATCTGAGGAAAGTTGTTTGCAAACCTTAACAGATAGGCAAGAGCAGCTGGAGTCCCATTCTTTCCTTTTGCTTGAATGAAAAGAGCCTCAGACATCTGCTTAATACCTTGGACTTTGCCATAGTTGAAGTGTTCCATGAACGCTTCTTGATCCGCGGCGGGTAGGTCTTCCCATTTAGTAGAGTACCCTTCAAGGATCTCTTCCTTGGAGATACCATGCTTTGCCATTTGGCCCACTTCAGAAAGAATCGCATCATTAAATATGCTGCAATTACTTCTGTTTACATGTTGTCCGTAATAAATGGCCATTTGCTGATACTACTTTTTGACAGTCCTTTTGTTTTTGGGCGAAAATGTAATTATTTGAGACTAATTTTAGCTGGCACTTGACAAAAAGTAAATAGATGCAGGAGTTGAAATCGATATTTTTTTGAAAATTTTCAATTTTTTTTGAAAAAAAATTTTAGAATTGTGTCATTTTTTGATTTTTGAGGTAATTTCAGTCATAGGTACCGCCCCCTGGGGTAGCATAATGTAAAACATTCAATTCTACCGACTACCCTAAGAAAATCTTATGGATAAATTTGGTATAAAGGGTAGACGACCCCAGCCAACTGGCGTATAATATCTTCAACGGTTAGGGAAAACCAGCCAACTACCCAAGAGGTAGAAGGGGCCAGGAGGCCAGCTCTTTAACAAAATGTATAGTATAGTACCATATGGGTCACCCCGCTGTGGGGCGGCCGCAAACCAAGAGGAATATAGTCATGTCATTTACAAAAGAGCAACGTAGCCAGTATCGCACCCTTATCAGCATGTTTCATCCTGACAGAGTGCCTGATGACTTCAAGGATACTGCGAACAAAATCTGCCAGATACTGAACAAGGCCAACGATGCTGTAGACTGGTTCACCATCTCAGACATTCTTAGATTGGTGGGCAAGTACGGGATAACCAAAAACAGCTATGATAACATCAATCAGCTGTGGGAGGATTGGGACAATATCCCAAAAACCCAGCAATCCCGCGCCAAAGCCGAGCCAAAAGCAAAGCCAAAAGCAGAGCCTCTCAACCAAGAGATTCTGGCCAAGGCTAAGGAAAAGCAACAGGCTGAGGGTTGGGATCGAAAGAAAACCGCGTCCTGGCTTGGATTCGTCTACGACCTATTTGGTAAGGATGCCAAACTTTATCTAGATGAAATTTTCAAGAAGCAATCTAGCGGAAAGGCAAAAACTGGTTGGACAGCCCAACTATATGAAAGGCTGGCACAAGGCCCGATGAGCATGGAGGAGCTGGAGGAGTGGATCAAGTCCACAGAGTCCAAGAACGTAGCAGCCCACAAAAGTCACTACTGGGCAATCTGCGAGCTGGCCAATACCATCCACGCTAAAAAGTAGTATAATATAGGGGAGGGGCAACCCTCCCCAACCTTTGGAGATAACAATGAACAAGCAAGAACTGAGAAAAAATGCTGCTAAACTGGCCATTGACATCAGAGCAATGGAAAAACAGTACCCAGATTGGACCATAAAGGATTGGAATGAACAGGTGAGATCCACAGTTCAGACCTTCATGAAGGGCCAAGAAAGCTGGCTCAGAGCTAATGGATATTGGGAGGAGTGAGAATGAAGAGGAAAAACTTTATCAAAACTGAAATTATAAGGGTGAGAACCCGCGTGGCAGTGGGCCAGCTTGTGAAAGTGAGCCCTTGGCTCCACAAAATCAGGCTACCATTGCCATTTGGATATGCCATAGCAACCAGACAGCATTGGAGGCAGCCATGAGATGGAGATGGGAATATCCACCAGAGTATGATGATGTTTATGATGAGGAGGATGAGGAGGAATATGAAGCCCCAGATGAGGACGGGGAATTCGATGACCCAGCAGATGATTACATAATGACTGAGCGTGAACTCAGAGGAGACTTATAATTAATAAAAGGCAGTTCCAGAAATGGGCTGCCTTTTTTATTCCTAACAAGCTTCTAAAATCGATTTTAAGGGCGTTTATAGGGCGGGGGCTAGATCGACCTAGGTTAGAGCTTATCTTCGCTTAAACGGCGATTTTAGGGCCTTCTCGGGCCTTTAAACGGGATAATCGGGCCGCCTAAATTTATTTCTAGCCTAGAAATCCCGCTTCTTTGTGTCTCACCTCTGTAAATCGAAAGTTGGTCTATCAACTCATCATCAGCCCATAGGCCAGAATGGGTTACTGCATCAAGCAGTGCTTTCATATAATTGTCCAAATCCCGTTTTCTCCTGTCAGGTGGATACAATATAACCTCTAAATTAATTCTAGAATCAATTCTAATTCCAGAACACTGTTCATTAACACTTTCCACTACTTCATTTCTAAACTTTTTACCCGCTGCAGACACATACCTGACTTTACCATGCCCTGAGCTGTAATAACTGTTGACAGTAGGTGGAAATGGCAGAAAAATCACTAGTTCACTCGTGTCGCACATTTTTTTACGGTCCTCGATTTAGTATTTAGTCGATAACTTTTTTCAATCCCTGGGTTTTACCCTAGTTTTACCCTTACTTTCCCTCTATAAAAATATATATAAATTATATAGTTATAGAGTTTCGGAGCTTTTCGGGGGTACCCCCCTCTCCCCCCCCCCCCCCCCCCCCCCCGCCCCCCGGGGGCGGCGCCCCTCCCCTTTTTTACTCCAATACCCCCAAAAAAAAAATAAAAATAAGAAAGGCCTGATTGTCCCCCCCTCCCATTTTTTATAA